TACGCAAAGATGCGTGAGCAGGAGGACCAGCTAGAGCAGTTGCGCCAAGACCTCAAGACGGCGCTGGAGGCTTACCGGGCCTTGTTACGCTGATAGCGTTTTGGACTCGGTTTCGACCGAGTCCAGTCGGCGCATCCAGCCTTTGCCGAACGTGGCAAAGGTGGATAGGCTCTTGTAGTGAGCCTCACGCAGGTTACAGAACGCCTCGATAACCTCTTCGGCGGGCTTGGCTGTGGTGGCCGCAACGGTCATGGGGCCGATCTGCCCATCGGCAGTCACTCCAACAGCCTGCTGTAGAAATTTACTAGCGCGACCAACACCAGCATTGACGGCACAATCAAACACGCACAGATCAACACCGCTAGGAAGGTCGTCGCCGCGCACAGCGTCCCAGTAGCGCTTCTTGTAGAGCGGAGAAACCATCTCAACGGTAAGTCCACGCATGTCGGCTTCAGTGGCAGGCTTGCCAGTCCATTCTTCCCAGACACGTTTGGTCACCCCCAAGTTGGTCATCCCGCCGGGATCGTCGGGATGGTTGACGTAACCGCCCTCGTACTTGAGGATGTGCTTGATCGCTTCTTCCCAGTTGTGCTTCATTTTTTCGCCATCATTTCTGTCTTGGCTTGAGAGCCAGCAGACGAGCCAAAGTAGTAGGCAATGATGCCGGTCCAAGCAGTGCCCAACGACCCCAGCATCATCAAAATGGCTGGGTTGTTGCTGTCGATCTGGTTGAAGAACATCATCACCACGATGCCGAAGAATCCGACGGTGACCGCGCTAGCTAAAATGGGCGGCATCATCGAGCGGGTTGTAGCCTGCATCTCGCGGGCACTCTTGCGGTCGTCTACGGCCAGCTTCTCGAAGTTCAATCCCAATTCTTGCGCCTGCTTGGCAAGCTCAATCTCGGCCAACTTTAGCTGCGCCACTTGGTCGGCGCTGAGCTTGTTGCTGGAGATCATGTCTTGGACCTTGTCCTCGTCCACGCCGATGGCCTTGGAGATAGCCGACACGGCCATGCCGGCTAGCGGGCCACCCAGCGCGGTTGCGACGGTGGGCGCGATCTGTTTAAGCCAGTCCATGCTTATTCCTTCTTCGTTGTGACAACGTCGTCACCCTTACGAACGGTAACCTTGTCACCCTCAACGTCAACGCGCATGGGTTGCTCAAGGCGGTCGAGCTTGTCAATCAACTGCTTCATGACCTCAAACTCGGGCTTCTCTTGTTTGGTGTTTGCGCCAGCGATGCCGTTGAGCATACTGATCAGCGCGGTCAAAGCGGCGCCCAGCAGGCCCATAACGGCGGCGATCTTCTCATTCTCCAGCACCACGCTAGAACCGACGCCGATCACGATGATCAGCGTGATGTAGAAGAGGCCGCTTTCACCAATCGCTTTACCAGCCACTTCTTTGGCGGTGCTCTGCGCTTGCAGTCTGCTCAGCTCAACTTTGGCCTGCTCCTTGATGAGCGCCAGTTCGTGGTTCAGGTCTTGGTCTGACATACTTACACCTTCAGCAGTTCCAGAGCCACGCCAGCGGCAACGCCAGGCAGCGCGGTCGCTATGGCGTCCCAAGCGTCAGGCTGACCTTCTTTGCGATACCACTGCTGGAACTCGTAGAAGACGCCGAACACGATGCCGCCAATGGCGACGGCCCAACCCACGGATAGGAAGTGGATCGCGGCCAAGACGATGGTTGAGCCGACGCCCATTGCGAGATGTTGTAGCTTGTCTTTTGCAATCATTTGTCTACCTTGTTGTCGAGCTTGTCGAAAATCTTACCCAACATTCCTTTGATGTCTACCATGTCGGCGCGGTAGTCGTCGCGAGCGACGTAGTGCGTCGGCATCTGCCGCACGTCAGCGTCAAGCCGGTCGATGGCTTGGTAGATGCGGTTGAGTGTCCAGCCCCCGAAGAATCCTGCGACGGCCACGGCGATGTTGAAGAGAATTTGGTAGTCCATGACCGTTAATTTGACCAAACGTTTGCGCGAAGTTCAAGACGAGTGACAAGATTTTGCAGTTAGGGCGCGAGCGCGTTTTCCTTGCGCGATTGCGGGGCAAGGCGGTTGTTCTGGGGCTCTGGCTGCGCGTTCTGCACTTGGGCAAGTATGTTCACCTTAGCTGGGCTTAGCTGGCCCTGCGCCTGCCCCAGCGCCCTGAGCACGTCGATTCGTTGCGATGCCGGAACTTTACGCATCAAGTCTACAAAACTTGTGCCGGACTCAAACCCTTTTTCAAGCGCCGCAGCTACATCTTTGTTAAGTTTTCCTTCCAACAAACGCAACATCTGGTTTGCAAGCGTGACCTTTGCGTCAAGAAAATCGGGTAAGCGAACTTTAGACTTGTTGGCGTCCATGATCTTGGTCATGGCCTCGGCGCCAGCGCGTGTTTGTGCGGCAACAGCCGCATCGCGCATCAGCTCAGACTGAACTTCACCAACAACTTTCATTTGGCCGGGCGTCAGTACTTGGCCCAGCTCAGCGTAGCGCGGTTCGCCAGTAGCCTTTTTAAGCAGCGCCTGCTCGCCTCTGCCCATCGCGGTCATGAATGGCCCGGCCCGCTCACCAACGCCCAACGGCTGCGCCAACACGTCTTGCATGGCGCCTAGCACTCTGGCTTGGTTAACAGGCGGCGACGCAGCGGCAAACACTTGTTGGGCTTGTTGATACCCTGGTAGTGCTTTTTCAATGTCTTTCTTTACTGTGACAAGATTTTTAACTATAAATTTATTGTCTTTGGCCGCGATGGCAGTCTTTAGCCCATCAAGTACAGACGACACTTGCTCGGCGTTTTGACTTACCTCCAGACCGGACTTTATTTTGTTTAACGCAGTAACCAACTCAGGATTGCCAGGATTGCGCGCCAATAAGTCGTCCACGCGCTGTACAAGCGGCGCAGTGTTGATTGCCGTGCTTGGCTGCGTCGCTGCTGTGTAAAGTGGGCCGGAAACATTGCCTCTCATAGCCTCAACGGTTTGCAAATCCGGCGTCACGGCCTGCATACGCGCCATGCGCGAAGCCTCTTGGGCTTGTTGTATAGTCATCGCTCGGCCAGGCGCTGCTTGGGCTTGAACGATGTCGCCGAGGTATTGAATTTGCGGGGAGACAACATCGGCCAACGCTTGCCGCACAGTCGCGCCGGGTGGGGCGTTTTGTAGGGCTATTTGCGCGGCCAGCATGTTTTGCGGCGTGCGCCCTTCTTCGGTCAAAGCGTTGCGGATTATGCTGCCCGCTCGCGTTGCTGCGCGCTGCCCTTGCACCAAATCAATAGCGTTTCCAATACCTTTGGCGCCCAGCGCCAATCCGTACTCAGCACCTTTGACTATCGGCGCGGCAGGGTTTGTGTATGCTGCCGCAGTAGACAACCCCCTAGAGACCGCCGGCGCAACCCTACTTGTCGCCGCCGCGCCGCCAGTTAGCAGCGTAGAAAAATCAGACGCAACGCCCACGGGGTCAGTGGCAAGCGCCTCTTTGAAGCCTTCCACAGACCCGTATCGTTTAGCATATTCACCACCAACTGCGTTTGCAGTAGCCACCGCGCGCTGCGCTGCTTCTGGGTTGGTCTCAAACTGATTGACAAAATCTCTGACAACTTTAGGCGTGACGTTTTGCAGCGCGCCGGCGCCGATGTCAAGCAACCCTTTGACGGTTTGGACGGGGCTTGTAACCGCCTCGTAGATGCCGCCTAAAAATTTAGCGCCGCTGGCGGGCAAGTTGGCAAGCGCTTCGCCAGGCACATCCGACCACGACCGGCGCGGGCCGGGAACTTCGGTGGGCTGTTGCTGTAAACGTAAGCGAGCGGAGGCCATAGCCATCGCTCGCTGTTGCTCTAGCGTCATTTCTGCCATAGTGAACGCTCCTGCGGAGTCATCGCGCCCCAAACGGCGGGGTCAACGCCGGCCGGCGCGGGGGTTGTTGGTGCGGCGGCGCCGCCTTTTTTTATTTCGGTGAGCGGAGGCACCGTAATTGGCGTTGTGGACAGCCCAGTTCCTTGTATTACGTCTCTGGGTATTTCACGAACGCGCTTGTTCCACGATTCGGCAGACCGCGTAGCGGTCAAATGTTGCAGCCGCGCCAACTCCGTAAGCGTTTGCGGCGTAAGATTAATCGTGCCGCCAGCAATCCCTCGCAGAAACTCAAGGTCTTTGTTGGTAAAGCCTTGGCCCGTACCAAGCCCCGCATTTTTAATGGCGTCCAACGTGCTTTGGCCCGTAGCAGCAATAAGATTTTCAGTGTTGGCAATTTTCTCTTGGTTGCTGGCGCCGGCTACATTTAGAGCGCGCGCGATGTTCAACTTTACGTCGGCAATTGGTCCTGTAAACACGTTGCCTTGTTGCACCAAGCCGATAATTCTGTTGGCGCTCGCTGCTAGTTGCGGAGCTTTTTCAGCAGCAGATAGTTTGCCCGCGTCTTGTTCAGCAATCAAACCGCCAAAACGCTCGCCGTACTTCTTCTCTGTGCTGACGTTGACCGTGGTGGCTGGGGCGTGCGTAGCTTCTTTTTGCAGACGTTTTCGAATCAACGCCGTTCTATCTGCTTCTGGAAGCCCTGATGCCTCCAACAACCGCGTAAATTCGCCCGGATTTTGTTTAAGCCGCTCTAACTTAGCAAAACCAGCTTCCGTGAACGGAATGTTTAGCCTACGCATCAATTTTTCTTCTGCGCCCGGCTCGTTGGTCTTGTAAATAAAGTCTATCTCGCGCTTGATTTCTTCTAGACGACCTTTAGCCCCTGGGGCACCCTGCTGGTCCAAGAAGCTATAGGTGCGAAATTCATTTTGCAATTGAGCAAGTGTTTTACCGCCCAAACCAGTCAATCCGCCGATTGCCGCAGGCTGCCCAGCGGCTGCCAACTGATTGAGGTTTGCAGGAGACGCGGCAGGCGCCAGAGCATTAGCCTGAGCAGCGGGGGCCGCAGCCAACTGATCGACTTGGGCAGCAGGCCCATAACCCAAATCCTGAGCAGCACGGGTCTCAGGCGACAAAAGATCGCGGCTGAGTTGCGAGAACGGAGGCACTTGCCCAGCAAACACGCCGGGAATTTTCATGCTCGGCAAAGCCCGCTCCAAAGCGGCGCGTTCTTCGGGAGGCGCTTGAAAATACGCCCTGTTCTGCTCTAACGTCAATCCAGTGTACGGGCCTTGACTTGGCTGCCGGAATGCGTTAGCCAAACCACTTGGGCCGGCGGCCGCCACCAACGCCGCTCTGTCTTCTGCCGATACTGGCGGCTGTTGCGGGGCCACCAGCCCAATGTTGCCGATTTGGGCTGTGTCAAAAGTACCTGTGCCCATAGTGCCCATCGGCACATCTTTGCCAGCGATGGGGAAAGTAGGCGTCTTACCAGTAATTGCGCCAGCAGCCGATGTTGGCGCAGTTGCAGCCGCGCCGCCAGTTGCAGCGGTAGCGGGCGCGTAACCGAATCTTTGTTCAGCCCGTGCAAACGCTGCTTTGGCTTCTTCGTGCTGAATGATTTTGTAGCCCAACTCTCGTTGTTGAGGGTTACGCGAGGCAAACAGTTCTTGGCCCATTTTCAGGCGGCTTTCTGGGGCGCCGTACTGTTTAGCAAGTTGATGAATGCGCTCAATCTCAGCATCTTCTTGCCGCATTCTTTGAAGTTGCATGTCGGCAATTTCAGTCTGACGCTGACCACCTACAATCTGTTGGACTTGCGCGTACTCGGCCAGCGCATTACGCGGCCTGAACTCGGGCTGGCGAAAGCTCATCGCAATGTTAGGGTTAACGAGTGCCATGATTAGTACCCCACGCCAGCAAAGTTAGACGGGTCGTAACGGCGGCTGTTAAGAGCCTGTTGCAGCAACGAGTTCTGCGCTTGACCCTGCTGATAGTTCATGTATTGGCCCAAGCCGCCAGTAATTGCGTTGGCTGCACCCATGTAGCCAGATGCGCGGGCCTGAGCACCAGCACCAATGGTTTCAGCCAAGTTGGAGCCGAACTGCCCGGCTTGTCCGGCAAGATTCTGCGCTGCGGTCTGACCAACGCCGGCCAGCGATTGCAGCGGGTTAAGTCGCGCTTGGCGCTCGGCTTGATAGCGGTTGAAAGCGTTCTGATACTCTTGCGAGCCCATCTCCTGCCCGAACCGCGCCAGCGCCTTGCCGGTTGCGCCGCCCATCAGCCCGCCCCGCGCCGCAGCCGACCGCTCCAGCGCCTTCTGGCCCTCCGACAGCCTGAATGCGTAGCCAGGATCAGCCTGAAACTGTTGCATTCCGAACGGCGTGTATTCGGTTGCCAGCGGGATCAGCTTGTTAAGCGCCTGCTCACCAGCCTCACGGTAGGGTCTGCCCAGCTCAACCTGCCGCTCAAAAATCTCGCGCTGCACATCGGCAGCGCGGTCAGCAGCGGCGGCTTGTGTGCTGGCGGCGCTGCTCGACGCCCTGCTGCCAAGCAAAGAACTGCCAATAATCGCGGCGGGGATCATCCATGCGGCCATGTCAGGCTCCTTAAGTCACTTCGCGTCCACTGACGCGCATGTTGATGGCGCTGGCAGTTCCAGCAATTGTACTGATGAAGTCGCCGATGCCAAGCACCTGGCCCACCAGTTCTGGGAAGGTGTACACCTCGGACGGCTGAAGCGTCTTGGTCTTGGTGATCAAGTTCTGGTTGCCGGCCGAGCCAGCCGCCGTGACGAGGTTGACGCTGATCGTCGCGGCGGTGGCGCTGTAGTTCGTCGCGGTGAACTTGTCGATGATGGTCGTCACGCCAGTCGCGGTGTACTGGGTGGTTTGAGTGTTCTCGACCGTCTTGGCCGGAACGAGGACTTTGACTGAAACGGTCATGGCTAGACTCCCTGTAGTGTCGGCACAGAGGCTATCGACACAGTTAATATGACTGACGGCGTGGCCGGACGAACTGGCCCGGTTTTTGCAGCAATGTACTGAATTGTAGTGGAGGCGTTAGTAGTTGCCCACATCAACTCGATGTATTCGTCAGCGGCTAAATCGACGAACAGGTTTAGCGCGCCGATTAAGTGCCCGTCTGTGCCGCCGTGCCGATTGGGCACGGAAAACTGGCTGTTAGTGTCAGGCACATCTACGCCGTTTTTACGCATCCAAATATCGGTGTCGTGGATGTTGTTGTCGGTGTTTACAAATTGAACGCTGAACTGAATGTTGTACGTTCCGGCAATTTCGCACCTGACCTTGGACTTGCAGGTGCCGGTGATGGTTGTAGACGCTACGGTCTGCGACACGCTGACCTGATAGGTGCCGGTGCTGCCATCCGTGCCTGTTAGCTGGGACACAATGCGAGTTCCAGCCGTAACGCCAGTGCCCGTGATCACCATGCCAGGGTAGATTGGCCCCGAGGTGATTGCTGTCACCGTCATGGTGGTCGTGGCAATCGACGCAGTGAACACGGCTGT